CAAACTCTAGGTGACGGAACAATTCTTTCTGCAGAAGTTTCACAATGGGTATCCGATACAAATACCCTTTCAGTCGTTCATCTTGGTGGTAATGATGGTAAATTCCACTTACCATCTACAGGAAGAACAATTACTGGTCAAGAATCTAATGCTAGTGGTACCATATCGTCATTTACAGAAGATAACCAGTTGCATGGCAATGAGCAAAACGATGATTTTGCGGGTCTAGACTTTATTGACTTTAGTGAAACAAATCCATTCGGAGATCCTGAATAATGTTTGGTAATTATTTCTATCATCAAAGAATTAGAAAAGCTGTGGCTACATTTGGTGCCATGTTTAATGACATCTATGTTTTGCGTAAAGATTCTGGTGGCGGAATTATTAGTACACAAAAAGTGCCATTATCATATGGACCACGTTCAAAATTTTTAGATAGAATTAGAGAAGTTCCTGACTTACGTGATGATACTAAAGTTGCAATTAAACTTCCAAGACTATCATTTGAAATTACAAATATATCATATGATCCAGCCAGACAGCTACCTAAAATTAATACGACTAGTCAACCAGTTGCAGGATCTATTTTATCAAGAAATAAGATTACTCAGGGTATTCCCTACATTATTAGTTTTCAATTAAGTGCATATGCTAAGAATCAAGATGATGCTTTGCAAATTGTTGAGCAAGTAATACCTTATTTTAATCCACAGTATACATTAACTATTCAGCCCTTTGAAGATATTGACACTATAAAAGAAGATGTTCCTATTATTCTGACTGGGGTTGTATTAAATGACGAATATGAAGGGGCAATGGAATCTCGTCGTACAATCATTTATACTATGGATTTTGATATGCACGTTATGTTTCATGGACTAATTACATCGAATGGTATTATTCGTACAGCAATTACAGACATTATAGATATTAATGCTGGTCTAAATGATTCAGATATTCCATTAGAAAGAATTACGGTTACTCCCGATCCTGCAACTGCTGGACCAGACAGTGACTTTGGATTTACAACAGTGATAGAAGAGATTGATAGTGCGTTATGATGGATTCAGCAACTGCAGAAGATGATTTTGAATATTCTAGACAGATTTATCATGATCTTTTAGCTAAGGGTTCAGAATCATTAGAAGAAATGATGGAAGTAGCAAGAGCTACTGAACATCCAAGAGCATTTGAAGTTTTATCTGGTATGATGAAAAACATAGCAGACATTAATGGAAATCTTATGGATATGCATAAGAAACGCAAAGACTTCAATAAAAAAGAAAACGTGAAAGCCTTACCTGGTCAAACAACTAATAATGTGTTTGTCGGGTCTACGACTGATTTACAGCGTATGTTACAGAATGAAATAATTGATGTTACACCAGAGAATGAATGACACATACCTCGGGAATCCTAATGTAAAAAGAGACGGCGTTGTTACTAATTGGGCTCAAGATGAAGTCCTAGAGTATGCACGCTGTATGAAGGATCCTGCTTATTTTGCCAAAACTTATTGCAAGATTATTTCTCTTGATGAGGGTCTAGTTCCTTTTCAACTATATCCGTATCAGGAGAAAATGTTTAATGCATTTAACACAAATCGATTTAATATCGTATTAGCGTGTCGACAGTCTGGTAAATCTATTTCTTCGGTAGCATACCTTCTATGGTTTGCTATATTTCATTCAGAAAAAACTATTGCTGTTATGGCAAACAAAGGTGCTACTGCCCGAGAGATGTTGGGTCGTATTACCCTTATGCTTGAGAATCTACCTTTTTTCCTTCAGCCTGGTTGTAAGGCTCTGAATAAAGGTTCAATTGAGTTTTCAAATAATTCACGGATAGTTGCGGCTGCGACCTCAGGATCCTCGATTCGAGGTATGTCTGTGTCGTTGTTGTATTTGGACGAATTTGCATTTGTTGAAAATGATGCTCAGTTTTATACATCAACTTATCCTGTTGTTTCATCTGGTAAAGATACTAAAATTATTATTACCTCTACTGCAAATGGTATTGGTAACGTGTTTCATAAAATATGGGAAGGTGCTTCTCAAGGAGTTAATGAGTTTAAGCCTTTTCGCGTCGATTGGTGGGACGTACCTGGTCGTGACGAGAAATGGAAAGACCAGACAATAGCAAATACGTCTCAGCTACAATTTGACCAAGAGTTTGGAAATACATTTTTTGGTACCGGTGATACGTTAATCGGTGCAGAAACATTATTAAAGTTACGAGCAAAAAACCCTATTCGCTTCCTTGAAGGAGGCGATCTAAAAGTATATGAAGAAACACAAAAAGGGCATGAATATATCATGCTAGTAGATGTTTCGAAGGGAAGAGGACAGGACTATTCTACATTTAATGTGATCGATATTAGCTCTAGGCCTTTTAAACAGGTTGCTGTATATCGCAATAACCTTATCTCTCCATTACTCTTCCCGAATCTTATTTATAAATGGGCAAATTCCTACAATAAAGCTTATGTTGTGATCGAATCAAACGATCAGGGATCTCTTGTAACTAATGGTTTGTACCACGATTTAGAATATGAAAATATGCACGTAGAATCTGCAGTCAAAGCAAATGCTCTTGGCGTAGAAATGACACGTAAAGTAAAGCGTCTTGGTTGTTCATCATTCAAAGATATTCTAGAAAATAATAAATTAGAAATTGTTGATGATGATACAATTATAGAAATATCTACTTTTGTCGCAAAAGGTGTTTCGTATGAAGCATCACCGGGTAACCATGACGATCTTGTAATGAATTTAGTTATGTTAGGTTATTTTGTGTCTACTCAATATTTTTCTGACATGACTGACATTAATTTGAAAGAGATGATGTTTAAACAAAAGATGAAAGAAATTGTAGACGACTTACCTCCATTTGGATTTATTGATGATGGTTTGCCAACTCATGATCCAAAGGAAGAGGAAGGTATGCCATGGGCCATTGAATATTCTCCAGATATTTAAAAATTATAAATACTATCAAGTGAATATTCGTATTATGGACCCGCATATAATTTAATTTTCGAGAGGAAAAAATCATGGCATTTTCAGAATCTCCGGCAATTACGGTAAGAGAGGTAGACGCATCTGGTGTTGTGCCAGCGGTTTCCTCTTCAACTGGTGCTTTTGTCGGTAACTTCAGATGGGGCCCTGTAGAACAAGCAACTCTTATTTCAAACGAAGCTGAGTTGGCTGCTACTTTTGGTACACCTACATCTGCAAATGCTGTTGACTATCATTCAGCAGCGTACTTTCTTAAGTACACAAATGCTCTGCAAGTTGTTCGCGTTTTAGGCGATAGCGATGGCTATAATGCGTATAACCAAGCAGAAGCTTCTAGTGGTTTAAATGTTCGTATCAAAGACGCAGACGATTTCGATAACGCGTTGTCTGGCTTTGATTCGGATCAGCATACTTTCATTGCTAAATGGCCAGGCGAACTTGGTAATAGCTTGAGAGTATCTCTATGTCCACAACAAGGTGCTGATTCAGCATTTGACGGTTGGACATATAAAGATAACTTTGATGCTGCACCTGGTACTTCATCTTATGCTGAAGGCCTAAACGCAGAAAACGACGAAGTTCACGTAGCTATCGTCGATGTTGGTGGTAAGTTCACTGGCACAAAAGGTACAGTTCTAGAAACATATCCATTTGTTTCTTTGGCTGCTAACGCAAAAACTTCAGACGGTTCTACAAACTTTGTAAGAGACGTCATCAATAGAAAATCAGAATATATCTGGATGGCTGGATTTGATTCTGATTATACTGTTGCAAATGCTGGCGACGATGCTGATTCAGGCGTTGACTTCCAGCTTTCAGCTCCAGTACTAGACGCTAAAAACTACGACCTAGAAGGTGGTGACGAGTCTGAAAACATGGATGTAGGTGACTATATCACAGGTTTCGATCAGTTTGAAGACAAAGATAACATTCAGGTAGATCTTATGATCGCACCTCAAATGACATCTCGTACCGATACAACTACGATTGTTAACGATCTAGTAAGTATTGCTCAAGGTCAGCGTAAAGACTGTGTGGTTATTGCTTCTCCTGCAAGAGATGATATTGTTGGCGCTACTGCGTCTAACGCAAATACGAATGCGGTTGCAACTGCTTCAACGTTCACATCATCTTCTTATTTAGTAGTTGATAACAACTATCTAAAAGTCTATGATAAATATAACGACGAGTTTATTTTTATCCCGGCTAACTCATCAACTGCGGGTATCATGGCAGCTACTGACGTAACTGCAGCAACATGGTTCTCACCAGCTGGTCCACGTCGTGGTCAATATCTTGGCGTAACTGGTCTAGCATACTCTCCAAACAAAGCACAGAGAGATGTACTATATCGTAATGGTGTAAACCCAATTGCGAATATTCCAGGTCAAGGTCTATTGTTGTTCGGTGATAAGACAAAACTTGCAAGACCTTCTGCATTCGATCGTATTAACGTACGTCGTTTGTTCTTGACAATCGAAAGAGCAATCTCAATTGCAGCTCGTAACGTAATGTTCGAGTTCAACGATGAGTTCACAAGAGCGGAATTCGTTGGTGTTGTTGAGCCATTCCTTCGTGACATCAAAGGTCGTCGTGGTATTACAGATTTCCGTGTCATTTGTGACGAAACAAACAACACGGGCGCTGTTATAGATAGAAATGAGTTTGTCGCGACTATCCTGGTTAAACCGGCACGTTCAATCAACTTTGTTACTCTTAACTTTGTTGCTGTACGTACTGGCGTTGACTTCAGTGAAATCGCTGGGGTATAAGGAGTAAGTAAATGGCTATTTTAGGCGTAGACGATTTTAAAGCAAAATTGACTGGTGGCGGTGCACGCCCCAATCTCTTTAAAGTAACATTGAACTTCCCTGCATATGCGGGTGGCGATGTTGAGTTGACTTCATTCATGTGTAGAGCAGCTCAGCTTCCTGGTTCTACGATTCCTGCTATGACTGTTCCTTTCAGAGGCAGACAGTTGCAAATGGCTGGCGATCGTGTATTTGAACCATGGACGGTGACAATTATTAACGATACTAATTTCACTATTCGCGATTCAATGGAACGTTGGATGAATGGTATCAATGCTCACACATTGAATACTGGTCTTGTGAATCCTACAGATTATCAGGCAGATCTAAAAGTAGATCAGCTTGATAAAGATGAGAATATTCTTAAGACATATAACTTTATTGCGTCATTCCCAACAGCAGTTTCTCCAATCGATCTTGCATACGATGCAAATGATCAGATCGAAGAATTTGCGGTTGAGTTTACGTATCAGTACTGGACATCCAATACAACTTCTTAATATTATTTTGAGGGGCGGCAACGCCCCTCCTACACTTTTTAGGTGAAATATGGCCGATAACAACGCATTAAAAATATTTGGCTTTGAGATTCGAAGAGCCAATCAAAAAGAAGAAGACAAAAAGTTACAATCTATTGTACCTCGTCAAGATGACGATGGTGCTGGATACGTAACTGCGTCTGGTTCTCATTACGGTCAATATCTTAATATTGATGGAGATGATTCGAAAGATAATCATCAGCTTATTATGAAATACCGTGGCATTTCGACTCACCCTGAAGTTGATGCCGCTATCGAAGATATTATTAACGAAGCGATTTCTGCTCAAGAACAAGAGCAGCCTGTTTCTATTGTTCTTGATAAAGTTGAAGTATCTGATTCGATTAAAAAAGGAATTACAGAAGAGTTTGACAATGTTGTTTCAATGTTAGACTTTACTAATAACGGCCACGACATGTTTAAACGTTGGTATATTGATGGTCGTTTATATCATCATCTTGTTGTAAATGAATCTAATTTAAAAGCTGGTATTCAGGAAATTCGTCCTATTGATTCAGCAAAGGTTCGTAAGGTAAAACAAGTAAAGAAAAAGAAAGATCCTGTCACAGGAGCAAACTTAGTTGAATCTGTAGATGAATATTACATCTATCAAGAAAAACCAGGTCAACAAACATCTGGTGTAAAACTTTCTAATGATTCAGTTAGTTATGTTACATCTGGTCTACTTTCTGCTGATCGTAAGAAAGTGGTATCACATTTACATAAAGCATTGAAGCCAATTAACCAACTTCGCATGATGGAAGATTCACTGGTTATCTACCGTCTTGCACGTGCGCCTGAGAGACGTATCTTCTATATTGACGTTGGTAACTTACCTCGTGGTAAGTCTGAGCAATATATGAAAGATAT